TGACGCTAGAGGATCGGAGCAGTGATGGCATGGAACTGGATAGCGCCGCGCTGCAGCAGAACTTGGAGCGGCAGATGCAAGGCGTGGCCGAGCGAGCGATAGCCGTGTCCTGGCGAGCCGGCGGGGTCAGTTACCGCAACAGCACGGGGAGGCGCTGATGGCGATCGAGACATTTATCTGGGTGCCGGACGATGAGGCCAGCGGCGACAGCACCCTGCGCACCAGAAAATCCCAGTTCGGTGACGGCTACGCTCAGGTTTCCAGCGACGGGCTCAACGGCGAGACCGACACCTGGTCTTTGTCGTTTGGTGGCCTGGCTGACGAGATTGCACCCGCCGTTGCCTTTATCCGTCGGCACCGTGGCGCAAAGTCGTTCCTCTGGACCAATCCGGAAGGCGTGCTGGGCGTGTACCGCTGCGAAAAATTCCAGCAGCAGCGAAGGCCTGGTGTGGTGGTGCTCACGGCTACCTTTGAGAGGGCTTACCACCCATGAGTTTGATCACCCAGTTGCAGAAGCTGGAGCCGGGATCCGAGATCATCCTGTTCGAACTGGACGGCTCGGATTTCGGCGCCGACGTTCTGCGCTTCCACGGCCATGCAATCCCGCACACGCCCGAAGAGCTGGCAGCGGCTGGCGTCGACGCCGATCAGCTTCCTGCGAAGTCGATCTGGTGGCAGGGCAACGAGTACGGGGCCTGGCCGATGCAGATCGGGGGCATCGAGGCGAACTCGGACGGCACCGCCGTGCGACCCACGCTGACCGTAGGCAACGTCAACGGCAGGATCACAGCGCTATGCCTGGCCTTCGACAACCTGCTCGAGTTCAAGCTGACCATGCGTCACACCATGGCGCGGTACTTAGACGCGGCAAACTTCCCCGCCGGCAACCCGGAGGCAGACCCTACCGAAGAAGCGATCGAGGTCTGGTACATCGATCAGAAGGTGTTGGAGAGCGGTACCACGGTCGGCTGGGAGCTTGCGAGCCCTGGCGATGTTGGCGGCGAGACCATTGGCCGGCAGATGACCCAGCTGTGTCACTGGGCAATGACGGCGGGATACCGCGGCCCCAACTGCGGATACACCGGCCCCTACTTCGACCTCGAAGGAAACGCCACGGACGACCCGGCCAAGGACCAGTGCAATGGCTGCCTGGGCTCAGGCTGCACAGTTCGCTTTGGCCAGGGCAACCAGTTGCCTTTCGGCGGCTTCCCGGCCGTTTCCCTGATCACACGGAGCTGACCATGCGCAAACACATCCTCGCTGCCGTGCTGGCGCACGCTGTGGCAGAGTACCCGCGCGAGTGTTGCGGACTGATCATTTCTGCTGGTCGCTCCCACCGGTACGTGGTCTGTGAGAACACTGCCACAGAGCCAGCGGAGGAATTCCGTATCTCGCATGAAGCCTACGCTGCAGCCGAGGATCTTGGCGAGGTGATCGGGATCGTGCACTCACATCCGGACGCTACCAGCAGGCCGTCGCCCCGCGACTTGGCTATGTGCGAAGCCACGGGCTTGCCCTGGCACATCCTGTCGTGGCCGGAAGGCGACCTGCGAAGCATCACCCCAACCGGGCACACGCCGTTGCTTGGCCGACCGTTCGTGCACGGTGCATGGGACTGCTGGCAAGTCTGTGCCGACTGGTACCAGCGGGAGTGGGGGCTGGAGTTCCCTGCCTACGCCCGGGAGGAAGGATGGTGGGAGAAGGGCAGCGGGCCGAGCTTGTATGAAGAGGCCTACGAGGCGGCCGGATTTCACCAGGTCAGCCAGCCCCAACGCGGCGACATGATTGTCATGGCCGTGGGGCGCACAGCTCATCCAAACCACGCCGGCATCTACCTTGGCGCTTCCGCGCAGTTGCCTGAGGAGCATGCCCAGGTATTCGGTCCTGGGCCTTTCATGCTGCACCACTTACTCGGCAGGCCATCAGAAATCATCGTGTTTGGTGGGCCTTGGCTCGACCGGACTCGCCTTGTACTGCGTCATTGTGACGCGAAATGAAGCGGCACAGCCGCAGGAGTGGATATGCAGAGCAATGATTCGTACAAGCCAGCGATCGAGTGGAACCGCCGCGTCAGCAATCTGCCAGATCGTTCACCTGTTGAATTGGACGTGCAGGATGGGCGCGCTGAGCATATCCTCAGCGGCCCATACCGTATTGGGGAAGGCGGGAAGATTGAGGTCGTGAACGGTCAGCTCTTGTTCACGGGCGGGGCCTTCAGGATCAGTTGATGTTGCCGAAGGTCCGAGCGTAGCTGCCATCGCCGTAGTAGTTCAGGTCTTCTGCCTGAATCAACGCATAGCCAGCGCCGACAGCCTTGAGCGCGTCGAAGATAGATGAAAAATCAGACTTCGATAAGAAAGTGATAACCCCGCAGCCGACTTCCACACCCTGGTAAGCAAACTGCTCAGCGACAGGTATGTAGTCTTCCTTCGTAGTCACGATAATGTAAGGGAAAATTGTTTGTCTTGGATTCGGCATGTCCTGTTTCCTGATTGTCCCCAGTCCATGGACTTTCCGGCAACGAACCGGGGCGGTTCATTAGAGGTGCAAAGCTGTTATAGCGAAATGATGGCTCGCCACTGGCTTTCCATCCATGCTGGTTAGGAGACCAGACGCGGCGGTCTTAACTGAAAACGGCGTTCTGCCAATGGTCCTCTGAAACGATGGCTATTGGTGCACCGGCTTCACGAAGCTCGACAGCCTTGAGGATCTTGGTTCCATACGATGCATGGCGCCACTGCTCGTTTCCTACGCTGCCAACGATGAGATAATCCACTTTCTTGCTGACGGCCCCGCCAAGAATGCCACCTCGATCAGCGACCAGCTGCTGGCAGTCCTTGCGTGGGCCGAAGGCCATGATCCCAGTGAAAACGAAGTTTTTCCCTTCAAAACAGAGCAATGGAGGAGGAGCGCAAAGAGGTAGGTCAGTGGGGCGCGATATAGCCTCGGGGGGAGCGCCGAATGAGGCCGCTGTGTCGCATACGCCTCCTAGCCCTCTGAGCATACCCAGCAGGTCGGTGGATTCTTCTGCATCGAGCTTGCCGTCGGCCAGCATGCTGCTAAGCCGACGGTAGAGAAGGTTGATCACCGGGTCGTCCAAATGAGCAAGGTTACCCTCTATCCAATTCTTGAGAAAAACGGCTTCGTCCTGGGTAACTACATTGTCAGCAACGAGTCCGGCAGCTAGGCCTGCCAAGGCGTCTGCACTGCGTCTGTCGATTCTTTCGGCGTTGAAGTAGCGACTTGCTGCGAACTCGTTATGAAGATCTGTCATTGAATGGGCCTCCTTGCTTGCTGGGTAGAAGGCAAAACGCTACTACGATTGCGCTCGGGGTGCCTACTGGCTTTCCATCCACGCTGGATGCCCGGCCAGTTCGGCTGCTACAGTCGCTGGTTTCAAGGGAGGGATCACATGCGAATTTTGATCGGTACCGTGGCGCTGGTATTGCTAGCAGGATGTGCCACGTCGGCCACTCCAGTCCAGCAAGCGGAACCCGTACCGCAAGATGAGCTTTACGCGTTTCAAACGAAAACTGGAGCCGAGAGTGGACGACTGACAGTGATCCGCGACTCAGGGGCGCTGGGGTCTGGGTGCGACATCGTCGTTTACATTGATGGAGCAAAGGCTGCGAAAGTTGGTTCTGGCCAGCGGGCCACTTTTTACCTTCAGCCAGGTCAACCAAATCTCGGAATTGGATTGGCAGGCTCGGGTCTATGTGGCGGCATGGCCGTACGGTCGATCACAGGGAGAGTGCAGGCCGGCGAGGAAAGCTTATACCGCATAAGCGGGGACATGAGTGGCGTCTATATAGGCCCTTACATCGATTACAACTGACAGGCCGCCTTCGGGCGGTTTTTTATTGCCCGGAGATTCTGCATGGTCGCTGTGAACGCTAATTTTGGCCTGACAACAATCAAATTGTCAGGCCCTCTTCTTCGTCGTTTTGGTCGCATTCATCAACGTGTGATTGATAGCGGCTCAGTCAAGGAGGTGTTCTCGGCACTGAGAGCAACGCTGCCCGGTTTTGAGGATGAGGTGAAGAAATTAGACTCCCTCGGCATGCGTTTCGCGATATTTCGAAACGGAAAGAACATCGGCCTGAAAGACTTCGAGCGCGGCGGTAGCCAGGAAATTCGCATTGTGCCTGTCGTCGGGGGGAGCAAGCGAGGTGGAATCCTCCAGACCATTGTGGGTGCGATCATGATCGTGGCAGGCGCATTCTTGAGCTCCACCCCTTTCGGTGCACCCTTAATTGGAGCGGGCATTGGCATGGTCGCCGGTGGCGTCATCCAGATGCTCAGCCCCCAAGCCAAGGGGTTATCCCAAAGCGCGGCACCCGAGAACTTGCCGTCGTATGCCTTCGGCAGCGCCAAGAACACCACAGCCAGCGGCAACCCCGTCCCGATCTGCATCGGCGAGCGGCGGTGGGGTGGGGCGATTATCTCGGCCTCAATCGAGGCGCAAGACAAGGTCTAGCGCCAGAACAGCAAACAGACCGCCTCCGGGCGGTTTTTTATTGCCCGGAGGAAAGCATGGGCGCAGCAGCTCACTTGGACATTACCGGCGCCAAGGGCGGCGAGAGCAAGCCGAAGAC